CTACATCTTGGGCTAGATATTCTGTAACTTTTGCGGTTCCCTCAATCTCTGGCAAAACAATCGGAACAGCAAACGACGATGCTCTTAATGTTAGATTGTGGACTTCTGCAGGAACAGATTTCAACGCTCCCACGAACTCATTAGGTATTCAAAATGCAACCATTGATTTTTGGGGCGTTCAGGTTGAAGCAGGCTCAGTAGCAACCGCCTTCCAAACTGCAACAGGCACACTCCAAGGGGAGTTGGCGGCTTGCCAGCGTTACTATTACCGCCAAACCGCTAACAACCTTTTTGCTCAATTTGCGATTGGAACTTGCTACACAACGGTTAATGCTTTTGGATTTGTTCCCTTAGGTGTAACAATGAGAGTAAAACCATCATCTGTTGATTACTCAACATTAAGGATTTATGATGGTGGGTCTGGTTATACTGTTACTGCACTTGCATTGAATGCTGACCTATCAGGAAATACAAACGGAGCAGTAGAAGTAACTGTAAGCGGAACTTTAACCGCAGCAAGAAATGCTTTTTTGCAAGCCAATGGTAATGCAACTGCCTACCTCGGATTTAGTGCGGAGTTATAAAAATGGAAAACATTACATTTATTGAAGTTACAAGCCCATTTACTAATGAGGTTACAGAACACGCAATCATTGACCGAGGCAACGGGGAATTTACCTCAATGCCTAAGTCGGTATGGGACGAATTGGAAGCCGCTAAAGAGGCACAATCTTTATAGAGTATGACAACTAACAGAAAGGTATGTAGTAACTAATGGCTACAACATCTAAGGTACTGGCTCGCACAGCAGCAGCCACTACAAGCGCAACCCTATACACCCAACCAAATACCTCAACCATTACGGTTGTCACAAATGTATTGGTAACTAACACCACTAGCAGCACGGCAAACTTTACTCTTGCTTTTGCTGGCACAACCTCAGCCTCATCAGTATCTGTTGGTGCCTATGACACTACAGTCATTGACTTAAAGCAGGTAATTCCAGCATCTAATCCAGCAGCAACCATCACTGGCTCTGCTTCTACTACTGGTGTTAACTTTCACATCAGTGGAGTGGAGATTGCCTAACAATGGGAGTCTATAAATTATCTGCTAACTCTGTAAAGAACGGCAGAACTATCTATGGGAGTATGCTGGCAGGTAATCCTGTTTATGAACCTCCTGGTGACTTTGAGTCCATCGCTACTGTCACCGTTGGTTCAGGTGGAAGTTCTAGTATTGAATTTACTTCAATTCCTAGCACATATACACACTTACAAATAAGAGCATCTGTTCAACTTTCTGGTTCTGATAATTGGAAGTTGAGGATAAATTCTGATAGTGGCTCTAATTATGCGTATCATTATTTATTTGGCAGTGGAACCGCAGCAAGCGCTGCTGGCGGTGCAAGTCAAACTGAAATCCCTGGGACTTATGTAACTAATTCTGCAAATGTTTTTGCAGTAGTAGTACTAGATATTTTAGATTATGCCAATACAAATAAATATAAAACAACTCGTCTTTTGACAGGTATTGACACTAATGGTGGTGGAAATGTTGCGCTTTATAGTGGTTTGTGGCAAAACACTAATGCAATAACAAGCCTCGCATTTAGTAAATTTTCTTCTGGCAGTATTACCCAATACTCACACTTCGCCCTTTACGGCATAAAAGGAGCATAGCCAATGGCAATTACTTATGAGCCGATAGCAACGACAACGCTTTCAACTGCTACTGCAACTGTAACATTTTCTAGCATTAGTGGTAGTTATACTGATTTGGTTTTGGTTGCTAACGGAAGAACTAGCGCTGATGGTATCTATGTAAATCTTCGTTTGAATAACGATACAACCAACACTTTATCGGCTACTCGTTTATTAGGCAATGGTTCTTCCGCTTCTTCAAGTCGCGCAACAGCACAAAATCTCCTGTCTTTGACACCCAATACCGCTTGGGATACTACAAATCCAGGAACAATTATTGTTCAAATACAAAACTATAGTAATACCACAACAAATAAAACTATGTTGGTCAGAGGAAATATAGAACGACCAGGTGTCGGTGGTGAAGTATCAGCAATAGTTGGTATGTGGGCTTCTACTGCTGCAGTAAATAGAGTTGATTTTATTACAGGAAGTTCTACTTTTCTTGCTGGCTCAACCTTCACTCTCTACGGCATAAAGGCGGCATAATGGCAAATACTTATGAGGCAATAGCCACAGTAACAGTTGGTAGCGGTGGGGCGGCTAATATAGACTTTCAAAGCATCCCTGCGACTTATACTGATTTGGTAATAAAGTTATCAAGCAGAACCGATAGAGTTGCAACAAACGCTGATTGTTTTATTAAATTTAATAATGATGCAAGCAACCTTACTTTGAAAAAGTTATATGGTGCAGGCGGTGCAGCAAGTACTGGTTCTTCAAGTTCACCTGCTGGTGGTATTGGAACTTCTAATGGCTCTACTAATACAACATCTGCTTTTGCAAATACAGAAATTTACATCCCAAATTATACAAGTAGTAATAATAAAAGTTATTCAGTAGACGCTGTGCAAGAATCAAATGATGCGAGCGCACCCATTTATGCTACTTTAATTGGTGGGCTATGGTCTAATTCTTCAGCAATCAATAGAGTAACACTTTATATTGAAGAGTCTAAAAATTGGGTTCAATACTCAACCGCCACCTTATACGGCATTAAAAACTCCTAACGAAAGGAAAACAATGACACAACATAAACTCGTAGTGGACTGCTCAACAGGAGTCACCACTGAGGTAGAACTTACTGCTGAAGAAGTAGCACAGATGCAAGCAGATGCTCAAGCATACGCTGATGCAAAGGCTGCAGAAGATGCAGCACTAGAAGCAAAGGCAGAAGCCAAGGCTTCAGCACAGGCTAAACTTGCAGCACTCGGTCTAACCGCAGAAGAAATCGCAGCACTAGGCAAGTAAAGAAAGCAAGGGGACAATGATACAAAAGAATGAAACTGTAGCAATCGGCTGGTGTGACAACGGCACAACTGACGGCAAGTTTACCGAAGGGTTAATGACAGCAGTAATCACTGGCGGTGCCAACGGTATGCCTATCCACACCAGTATCCGAGTCCAAGGCAATCAGATTGGCAGACAACGCCAAGTACTCTTTGACCATTGGGCAGATAAGATTAAGACTGACTGGCTACTGTGGGTAGATTCAGACATAGTCCTTAGCCTAGATGCTATGGCTAAACTGTGGAAGACAGCAGACAAGATAGGCAAGCCTGTTGTATCAGGTGTCTACTTCATCTCTAAGGAGAATGAGGGTAGCCTAATGAAACCATTTCCAGTCTTGTTCAATGATGTATCTGAGTATCAGATTCAGTACATCCATCCGCTACCTGACAACGAAGTTATCAAGATTGATAATGCAGGATTTGGTTTTGTCTTAATGCACAAGTCAATCATTCCTAAACTCCGTGAGGCTAACCCTGGTAAGGGTATGTTTACTGAGACTGGCGATGGAGATGATGACCATTTTATTGGCGAAGATATTATTTTCTTCCGCAGAATGAAAGCAGCAAACGTACCATTACACGCTCATACTGGGGCAATAGTCAAGCATATGAAGCGCTTTAGTCTTGACTTTGATTACTATGCATTGTACTGGTCTAACGAACATTTAAAGAATAAACTTAAGGAACAGCAAGGAGAATAAGTGGCTGGTCGTGATATTACCGAAGGTCGCTCTAGTAGAGCGATTGCAGTTGATGTAGGTGTTGTATCTGATACTTCTATCTGGCAGAACACTGATATTGCCTATGATGTAGCCCTTGGTGGTATGCCATTTATTTACGCTATTTCTGACCAGCGTCCATATGTCCGCCAGACTGCACCTTACCGAAAGGAACAGTTTGATAATCAGACTGAACCTGGTGAGCAAAGTCTTACTGGGTGGTGGATAAGAAGCCAGTCCTCGTTTCACGACGGGACTGGCATTACTTTTTATGACCCCGCTTTAATTCCTGGAGAAGGCACATTCCAGTTTAAGGATAGTAAAGGCGTAGATGTTTGGACTGAAGGTGAAGTAACTCTCCTTAATTCCAGTAGCCAAGGACATAATATTACTGGACCGATTGAATCTAATGGTCGTCCTAGCCAGCATATGCGTAGCATTCAATGGTCTGGCACCAATGGTGTACTCGTACTAGACGAGTATGATGTAGACAAAATTGATACCGCTGGAACTGTCACTCACTTTATTGATTATAATGCTGGTACTGATGACCAAGTCTATGCTATTTGTGATGACGGTACTGACGCTTATTGGGTAACTAATGACACTGGTCCATCAGGTAAGTTAGAAGTAAATAGAAAACCTTTGACTGGCAACTCGTCTACATCCGCTACTGTTATGTTTACGGCTAATGGTATTACTGTAAACAATGCGGTGATGGAGTTTGTTAAAGAACGTATTGTTATGTGTGCCAACAATGCTGTCTATGAGTTTACCTCAGCAGCATCATCACTGCCTACAGCAGTTTACACACATCCAGCAACCACTCACATTTACACCAGCATTACAGCATCAGGTCCAGCCATCTATATCTCTGGCTACAATGGTATTCAGTCTACAATTCAGAAGTTTACTCTCAGCACAGCAGGTGCTATGCCGACGCTTACGTCGGCGGTAGTGGCAGCAGAATTACCAGTTGGTGAGATTGTTCACCGTATCTTCTACTATCTAGGATATATGGCTATCGGAACTAGCAAAGGTATCCGTATTGCCACAGTCAATGACCAAGATGGTTCTATAACCTATGGTCCTTTACTTGTAGAAACTACTCAGCCTTGCTATGACTTTGCTGCTAGACAGAATTATATCTGGTGTGCCACTGGAGTTGATGGTAACCCTGGAGTTATCCGCATTAACCTAGGTAATGAACTATCACCATTGCAATTTGCCTATGCTAATGACCTGTACTACTCAGGTGTGACTGGTCATAGCACTACTGCTTGTGCCTTCTTGGGCACAACCGACCGTCTTGCTTACTGCACAACTAATGCTTCATCAGCAGATGGATATGTTTACTCACAATCAACTGGTGCTTTAATGCCTAGCGGCTATCTCACCACTGGCTATATCCGCTACAACACTCTGGAACCTAAAAACTTTAAGCGTCTTATTGGACGCGGTGACTTTACCTATGGTTCTTTGACGTTAGAAACTGTAGATAAAAACGATACAGAGTATGACTTGATTTCATATGATGCATCAGTTCCGCCAGTAGAAGTAACTACTAGCCAGCCAGTAGGTTCACAGGAATACATAGGCTACAAGTTCCTACTTTACAGAGATGGCACAGATAATACTAAAGGTCCTATCTTCAAGGGCTATCAGGCAAAGGCAACTATTGCTACTCCCCGCCAAAGAATCATTAAGTTTCCTGTCTTTAACTATGACATTGAGACGGATAAGTACAATGTACTAGTTGGCTATGAAGGACGTGCTATTGCACGTGTGGCTCAACTAGAAACCATTGAACAGAACGGCGATGTCATTACCTGGCAGGATTTACAGACTGGCGAATCTCGCCAAGTTGTAGTTGAGCAAGTTACTTTTACCCGACAAACTCCACCAGACAGGGGGTTCTCTGGCTATGGTGGAATCATTGACATACTCATAAGGACTGTATAAATGAATCCTGCTGACTGGGCTGGCTTAGCCGTTGCAATTACTACTCTCATAGGTGCACTATCAATGGGAGTTAAACATCTAACTAAACATTACTTATCAGAACTTAAGCCCAACGGTGGCTCCAGTCTTAAGGATAAAGTAAATGGTTTAGAAACTAAAGTAGATTTACTAACAGACTTAATTAAAGAAGCACTAAAGAAATGAGGGACAATGAAACCTACGGGAAAACCTGTGGTAGGGAAAGCCACGCCTGCGGCTATTGCTGTACTGAGACAAGCGACAGCATTATTTCCGAAGCGCAAGAAACTGTCCGACGGGCTTTTGCCGTCGTTAGCGCATCAAAAGGCGAGCCCGAATTCGGACCACAATACTGGGCTAGCAGTAGACCTGACCCACGACCCTGACAATGGCGTAGATTGTGAAATCATTTTTGAAAAACTTAAAGAAGATAACCGCATCAACTATCTTATCTTTCAAGGAAAGATTTGGTCACGGACTAGACGCAAAGAGGGCAACCGTAAGTACAGTGGTAGCAATCCTCACAATAAGCACCTACATATTTCTATTAATAGGGCTTACGGTAATGACACTAGTCCTTGGTTCTGGTGGTTAAATCAACCTAAAGTTCTCAATCAGGTAAAGGCTAAACTGCAACCTACTCCTAAAAAGAAAGTTGTTGTTTCTCCTGCTCTTGTATGTACCTGTTGCAAGGTGCACCGTGCTACTGCCTGAAGGAGAACCTAACCCATTACTAGACTGTGATGGGTGCAATGCAGAAGGTGCTTATGTCTACAAAGGCTGGGCATTCTTATGCGGTAAATGCATAGAAGAAAGAGAGAGTTAATGGAAACTCTAAAGCAACTATCCCTATCTTGGTTCCGTGCTGCAGCATCTGCTGCTATTGCACTCTACCTTGCAGGAGAGACTGATGTGAAAGTTCTAGGAACTGCAGCACTCGCTGGCTTCCTTGGACCTGTCCTAAAGTGGCTAGACCCATCTGCCACAGAGTTTGGACGCGGAGCAAACTAGCCCCGTAAACGCCTTCTAAGGCGGTTTTTAGACACGAATAGACCCCTTTACCTAGTCCGATAGGTAGAGGGGTCTTTTCTGCTTTCTATCCAGTCTTCCCCTAACTGGTAGAAACCTCATTGATTATCAGGTTGTGCCAATACTGAGGGTAGTCTGAGGCATTAACAAAGACTACTAGGTCCCGCTCTTTGGTATCCCAACGGGTATGAAAGACTGGTTGTAGGTGGGCTATCTCTCTGGCTGGGACTACAAGTATGCCGTCTGAATATCTAAAGCAGATACGGTGGTATGAGTAATCTGTATCTGTATATGGTGGTGCAATCATAATTTGCTGCAGTTTGTTGAATGGGAAGATGGCTGGCTTGCTGCTATCTGTCTTGAGCCATTTGATTTCTAGGTCTCCGATGTAGTTTTCTCTACCATTCCCGTGTAATACAGTGATGTGAAAGTCAGTAAAGAAGAAGCGTGGTGTTGGATATAACTTCCAGTTGCCAAAGTATTCAGTCAACGCCTTGCTTGCTATCTGCTCCCGTTTACCATCCCCTGCTACTTGTCGTATAGGTTCAAGCGCCACGTCTATTTAACTCCCACTCTGGTAGTACAGGTTTGGCTGTGATGCCAAGTTGTCTGCGAATTAACTTACGCTTACGCTCAGTAGTTCCTGCCCAGTATCCAAGTACCTTGTTGTTTAGTGCATAATCTAAACATTCATTGTTGGCTGGGCAGCCCTGACAAATTCTAAATAACATCCGCTCATTCATATACTCGCCAGAGTCTTTGCTAAACCACTGCTCAGTATCAGTGCCTTCGCAGGCTGGTTTGTTTTTGAATTCAGTCATTACCACTCAACTCCAATCCAAAAGAAACCAAGGTCTAAGTCTGCGTGCCAACGGCTAATGCAAAAACCAAATCCAAATCTAGTGAGGCTGCCACCTATAACCAAAGTAAATCGTTTATAGTTCCAGCCGTTGCTGTATCTAAGTTTCATTTAGCCTCCTGTTTTATAGAATCCAGTACCTTTAAAGTGTACTGGGTTTGCTGTCCAAATCCTAATCATTGTTTCACCGCATAGTTCGCAAGGGATAGGAAGATTGCTGGTTGTTTCAGTAATACTTCCGCAAGACTTACATTTAAAATCATATGTCGGCACAACCATTCTCCTCTCCTGTTGGTGTAGGTAACGTGACCATACTCCCACAACTAGCACACTCAGCATCTGTAAAGTAGAAGGCAATCTCACCATCTACAAATCCACCTAACATTACAAATACTTCACAACCACAAGCACAAATTTCTGTTGGCTCACCACGTAAGTCCATTGACTTGCTATAGTCCACTAAATGAAGCAGGTCACGAATATCCTTACTCGGTTCGGTCATCATCTTCTTCAATGACTGGGGCATCCTCATCTGCAAAGGGACGCCATCCACCTAGGTTTCTAATTAGGGAATTGATAGCACGCTGAACTTTCATTCTAGCACCATCTGGTGTTGTCTTTAAATCCTTGGCTATTAGGCTCCACTCGTTATTGTCTGTGCTGAATCTAATCCGTAGCACATTTTGCTTAGCCTCTGTGAGCCGATAGAAAGCGGTGGCTATGTCTGACCGTAACACTAGCCAGTTATTGCCATCATTGCTAGGGTCTGACTTAACTGCTTTGAAGTTTAAGTCTTTAATCTTGGCTGGCATTTCATATGACTCGGAGATAATGCTAGGCATAAATGCTTCTATGACTGTTGCGTCATAGTAATACAGGTCAAGCAACTCGTATCCGACTGTCTTTGCTTTTTCCTTTTCGCAATACTTGATGGCTGCATTGCGGAGGGATTTTGCTATGAGTTTGTCTTTATCTTTTTGGTCTAGGGTTGACCATTCGGAGTATTTATTGGGATGGGAAATGAACCAAAGCCATAATATCTGCTGTATATCTAGTGCATCTATCATCGGATAGCGCCTGTGGTACTCAACTGCTAGTGATGAAACTAGCGAGTCATACTCAGTTATGTACTCCTGGTTCATCTATACCTTCCCACTGCCCCCTTTGTACCAATAGTCCGATTATGGCATAGTTTGCCAAGTCAAGCAGCGTATCTTCAATAGATTCATAGTTCGGCGTGTCTATCTTTTTATAATACAAATGCTCTAGCCGTGTCATCTTGTCGTGCATACGAACTACGATGCCATTCATAGCACCGCCTGGTGCTTGACCAATATTGTTAGGACCATAGTCAGCGTGCTTACGCACCATAGTTATCTTAAGTTCTGACAGGATGTCATCAAAGTATTTAATGTCCTTCATCTAGCACCTTCCGTAGTTCTGTATCTAAATCTGAGGTTAATTCTATAACAGTAACTTCGTCAATAAATTCCTGTGCTTCACCCTGTGCGGATGCCACAAGGAAGTTGGCTAGGATTGTGAGCAGGCTAAGCCCTACCTTTGGGTCTTTTTCGGTGTGAATATAAACATCTCTGAGTGCTGACAGTAGGTCTATACCTTTGGTATCTGTGATAGGTAGCCCAATAATCTTTGGGTTTTTCTCTATGTAATCCCACACTGATTCATCGCTCGTTGATGCATTTTCTGATTCGCTCATCTAACCAACCTGCCCCTTCCTGTAATACAATGCTGTTGACATCGTGCCCTTCGGGCATCTGAACTATATTCACATTGCCTAACTCTCTACTAATCTTCTTGCCGAACTCTAGTCCTGGGCTATCGCCATCTGCTAGCACAATAACTGTATCAAAGTCGTCAAGTATTTTGCTGTAGTAGGGCTTCCAATTGTTAGCACCTGGGATGCCGACTGCTGGATGTCCTGTCTTAACTACTGTTGTGATGCAGTCAATCTCACCTTCGGTGACACAGATATAACCATCTGCAGTGAGCACTGACTGTGCATTAAACATTGTTGTTTTAGCCCCTGGTAGACCTATGTACTTAGGGTCTTCGCCGTGGATGCTACGAAAGCGCAGGTCAACCACGCCTGATGGCGTGATGTAGGGAATTACTAACTTACCCTTGTAGCCTTCGTGACCTGGTAATGGATTGTCCACTACTCCGATATGAAACTTCTTTGCTTCTTCTACCGACAGACCCCGTGTTGCCAGATAGTCTGTTGCTTGATGTATGTGCTGGGCGTACTCTGTCGCCGCCTGTAGGAGAAACTGTCTCTGCGTACTTGACAGCCTCACGATAGTTGCCTCCTTCTCTGTGCATAATCAAATCGTATACGTCACCACCAACGCCACAACCGTGGCATTTAAATCTGCCTTCATCAAAGTTAATACCTGCTGATGCGTGTTTATCTGGGTGGAATGGACAGCGCATTTTGCGCCAGCCACTGCCCACCGCTGGCAGTCTGGCGCCTATATGTTCTAGATAGGCAGCGATACTATGTTTGTCCATCTGCTTTCTTGAGCAGTGCTAGCCATACCTGTGCTGGCATACTGGCATACCACTGACCAACATCTCCTTTGCCTTTGCGCTTGTGTAAGACTACACCTGTCCAAGCATTGTCATTCTTCATCTCTACTTCTAACTCTGCTGTCCAGCCTGCAAGGTCCATCTTTGCGTGGTTCTTAATCTCAATGGTAACTCCTGGCACACCGCTTATATCGCCTTTGTCTAAGGTTGCTCCTGCGAGTCTGCGGTCTGCATACTTGTAACCATTGGCTTTAAGCCAAGCAACTACATCACGTTCTGCTTGGCTGCCCTTGCGTTTGGCTGCGCTACTCAATTGCTGCTCTTGCTACCTTCAATACTTCTGATTGTACTTTGTTGTAAAGATTATCGCTGTTGTATAACTCATCAACAATAATGTTCCACTCACCATCTGATACTGCTGCTCCTAAAAGAACTTCAATATCTTCACGGCTGAATGACATATCCCATATCTTAGTTTCCATACATTTGCTCCTGCATATACTTAACTTGGACATCATCTAGATACATACTGTCAGGGTTGAAGGCTAGGCTGACGTAGTTATTACCTGTCTGGTCTGCTCGTCCATATCTGTTTTTGACTGGGGCTACACAGAGATAGGTCTCATCGCCCTGCTTCATCTGACCGATAGTTAATACCATTGCTGGTATCTGATTGACAAGACCCTGAATGGCAGAGCGTGGCTGGCAGGGAAAACCCTCAAAGCCTTCCTTGGTATGGTGCAGAACTAGCACGGCTGCGTTGGTATCTCTTGCAAGATACTTAAGTTCCTTCATTGCTGCACGCATACCTTGGAATTCTTCGTGACCATCCATTGCAATATCCATTAGGTTGTCAACCACAATAAGCGTTGGACTTCTACCCCATACAGTTTCAAATGCACTGACCTCATCATCTAAATCTTTTAGAGTGGGAGTGGATTCAAAGGACCAGAACAAGTGATTGTTTAGGGTAAGAATTTCTTCTGCTTGATGTGGCTCACGCTTGAGCAACTGCTCTGCTGCTGTCTGTGTCATACGACCAGACATTGCAACAAGACGCATTGCCATAGTGTGAGCATTAGTATCTGCGCTGAAGTATAGCGTAGGTACTTTAGATTTGGCTGCTATTGCCAGTGCAACTGATGACTTACCTGCACCTGGAGTGCCAGCAACCATCGTGATTTCTGCACGGCGCAGGATAATTCCTGCTCGTTCAAATGCCGCAAAGGCGGGCGGTAATGGTTCTCCGCCCACCTCTGCTTTGCTAATGCTGCGTTTGAGTGTTCTCAATTGCATTCCTCACAATGACATTTGTCGCAGTCTGGTTCTGTACATTCGTCCCATCCTGTTTTGTTTGTCATTACTTTACTTGGTCAGCGACAAATGTGTTCCACTCTGGTGAACCAGCACGAACATACTGATTCTTGCACTTGTCAAATGCACCCTTTGGTGCTGGGCAGAAGTAACCACGATAGGTCTTACCGTCTTTACCTGTGCCTTGGATGGCAGTCATCTTTCCGTGTGGGCAGTTCTTGCCACCGAGTGATGGTGCTGCTGACCAGCCACCGTTATCGGCTGGTGTGTTATCAATGATAGATGCACCAAGTGCTTGCGCTACTTGTGCTGGTGCCATTGGCTGAACTGCTGGTGCAGATTGTCCTCTTGCTGCTGATTCAAGTTCTGTTACTGCTGACTTGATAGCATCTAGTGCTGTTGCTACTAACTGGTCTAGTTCATCTCCGTGCTCTGCACGAACTGTCACTAGTGAACCTGCTGGTGTCTTAACTGTGATACTGATTGGTGCTTCAGTGCTAGCCACTGATTGTCTCCTGTTCCTGGAATGGTGTAGCAAGACCTTTCTTGTCTCGCCACTGTCTTACCTTCATTGCAAATTGTACACCTTTCCAACCCTCTGCAATGTCTATCCAAACTAATTTGCATAGACCTGTTCCTGCTGGAAGATGAATGATGATGGCTTTGTTTTTGTTGACATCGCCCCAACTACCACGGCGACCCGTAGCAATATCATACGGGGAGCCGTTAGCATATATCGCTAACTGAATAGCAATGTTATTAGGATGGTCAATGCGACCAGTCTTAATATCTGCAATGAATCTTTCACCTTTATACTCAACAACTCTGTCTGGTGTGCCAGCAATTTTGAATTTATCTAGCACGCAGAATTGTTCTATAAAGATTTTATTAAGTTGTTCTGTTGCTTTCTGGTAGGCAACTAAGTCTGCTGCCCACTCATCTGGGATAGGTCCGAAGTCCTGTCCCAAATCTATTTTTTCTGCAAATGAATGCAGTGCTGTACCGATAGTTGCTGCACGGCTAGCGCCTGCAACTTCCATAGCATCTTCAATGTATCTATTAATAGCCATCTTATCTTCTTGTGCAGCACTGATGGCTAGTAGTAAGTCGCTGCGTACTGTTAAACCTATTGCTGCCATTCGCATCTTCCAAGCAGTTAGTGCTGCTGGGTCATCAAGACTATTGGCAATTGTTGTAGCCCGTGTATAAGCAACTGGTTTGCCACCTGCTTTGGGTACAACTAATGGACGACCGTATCGGTCTCGTTCTATTTCTACTCGCATTTGTCTGTCCTTGTCTCCTTGTTAAAAGAAACAGGCTGAGAAAGGAGACTAATCAAAACCCAGCCTGTTTCAGTAGGCAGAGTGTAGCAGATAGAAAGGCGGTTATCTGCTCACTCTGATTTGCTGTGGCATTGGCAATCACAAGGTCTCCTGAGTGCGTGGATACTGATGACCGCAGTACCTGTGCATTCACTGTGTTTGCCTACCATACACTTGCCAGTACGCAGTGCCTCACTATAGGTGTGGTCTGCTATCTTAGGCATTACTGTTGACTAGTATCTGAGATGTCAACATCCCATTCATCAAGATTACCATAACCATTGAACTCTACATTGAGTTCGCTTTCTACAATGTCACGGGCATCTTCTTCTGAGTCTGCTTCTATGTCTGTGATGACAAAGTTGATACGACCAGATACTGAGAACAATGACTTGAGTTTTTCTGAACCCATAGATTCAAGCAACTCATTTACATCCTCAACTGAACAGGTAATCTCATCGCTGCCTGTATCGTGACGCTCTTTGAAGAAGTCATATACAGATACTCGTGCTTTGTGAAAGCGGTCTAGATATTCCTGCATTTTTTTCTTGTTGTAATCATTAGATTCAATGACGTGTTTAATCATCTCATCTGTGTACTTCACTGTGGTGCCGTCTGTATTTGTATGTAAGTATTCCATTTTAGTCTCCTATACTGTTAGTAGTTCTAATGCACGCAACTTGATATTGTCGCTGGCACCAGACATCGTCCTGATGCCCAGCGATTTAGCCTTGTTCGGCTTACCGTGGTCTGCATACTCAACAACTGCTTGCCACAATCCGAACTGGGTGTCACGGATATTCTCCTGTGTTGGGCTGCTGGTAAAGATGTTCATTGCAGTATGCCGTGCAAAGTTAGCGTTGGTGCGCTGCTTCTTCTCACCCTGTGATAGTAGATGTACTGGTGTATCTTCTATTTTGCTGGGTAATGGGAAGACTTTCTTGAAGTAATCAACGGCATAACTGCGAGTAACCTCACGCTCTAGCAATACATTTGCTAGGTTGCTGTACTGCTCAATGCTGGAGTAGGTAATGTTAAGAATGTTGCGAACATCATTAACATCTAGTCTTGCATTAGAGGTGTGTCGTAGTGTATATGTGTGCTGCTTATCTCTAGCACGGAAGATTTTGTTAATTTGATTGCTGCACCATAGACGCTCAATGATAGGGCGGATAAGAACTGAACCGCTACCATCGTGTGTAGTTTTGGCTAGCAAGAATGCTGCGTGTGGGTCGCCTTTAATTTCCATCTCATTGGGTAGTTGCAATAGCATCCATACCTTTGCCCCTGCATCATACTCACCTGCTGCTGCATAGCGAGCATCGCCTGAATCAATCAGGGTATCTAGCACGGAGAATACTTCTGCGTTTTGAAATGGTTTGTATTTAGTGCCAACAATACCAAGAGGAATAACTTCTCCCGTTGGTGTTGTCTTAACAACTGCTTGTTTGTTTTTAACTGGGATGTGAATTGGTAGTCCCTGTCCAGGAATCTGGTAGGTAGTAGTCACATCGTGTAGTGATACTGTCCAGTCAAGACCTGCTTGTCTGGATACATCACTGGCTGATGTTGCTGTTACTGCAACACCTGACTTAATCCACGCCGACATATTCTTCGGCGCAACTTGTGGTCTATCCACAACTGTGGTTGTCATTGTTGTCTCCTTATAGGTACTGACTTATGGATGCATAAGTCGCTGTGTTTACAGTTTCATCTTCGCACATACGAAGAAGTCTTATTGCGCTTTCCATTTCTTCTTTTTGTTGTTCATACTGCCATTCTGCTATCTGTTCTTTACCCTCAAACTTAGGTTCTTCAGGTAATGTAAGGCTGCCAGCAGATAGATTAAAGTCTACGCTAATAGTGCCATTGTATCTAGTAGTTATATTGCAGTACTCTGCTTTATTAATTAGAGGCAAAGTAAGTTTAAGAACTTTCTTATGCCAGTCTGACTTTTGTTTTTCATAGTCAGCATCTAGTTTCTTTCCTATTTGATAATCTGTTTCTAGTTTATTAAGACTCTTTTCAAGAGCCTCAATTACTTTTAATCTAGGAACATTTACTTTTATTCCTTTACCTTGTCTTGCCATTGTTGTCTCCTTTGTTTGTTTATTGTGAGCAGTTTTAAGACTTGCTCAGGTCTGACGGATTACGCTGGTTAGACCTGCAATCTCTCCGTCTATCTACTCAGGGGACTATGCACAATAAATTATGCTGTGAACGCAGAGTAGAAACTTAGTACCAACCGTGCTTGCGCCAGTGTGCCCAAGCAACTGATGGTTTGCCATACCGATGTTCAATGTATGCCAAGCCACGAGCAATCTGCTCGGGCGCAGGCGTATTAGGTTTCATCTTTAGTAATTGTGGTATGCCATATGCTGTTGACTTAGGGTTGTCTGCAGTGTGGTCCCACGCAGATTCTTTACCCCAAAGTTTGAGCAGTGCTTTGTATTCTGAATGACCCCACGTCTCATACTGTGCTGAGATGAGAGCCTTCGCATAGGATTTGCTTAAGGACTTCGTCCAGCGTATCTCCTTCTTTGTTAAGGGCTTGTTCTCGTCCCTGTGCTGCAGCCTGTCGGCTACTGCTATTGCGTATGACTGACTGGGAAAGACTGTGCTGGATAGCGTCAATGCCCAACTGAATAGCGCTGCTAATCTGGTTTTCATTTAGTACTCCATCTGTATAGGCAATAGCCAATTGCAATGAGGTATAGCCAGGTGACTGCTGTTGAGATGTGCGGAAAGACAACTTCATTCATACTCTCCTCCTTACCAGGATGCTTGGTAATAGAACCGTAAGTTTTCTGGTAGAGATAGTACCCTATCTAGTTTCTTTACTGTATCTTTAATCTTGTTCCAATAATATTCGTCTGTATTTGTTGACCCAAAGAAGAAACCACTTGCTGTCGGCAATAGGTCAGCGTCTTTAGTATTGATAGCCTGCTTGCATAGGTTACGTAGTTCTTGCAGATGTCCTCTTGGTACGTAGTATTCTTGGCAGTCATCTTCACCATTGTTTAGGGTATCTACAAACCACTTATGAACTGCATTATTTTTGCGCCAATAGGCTACGTTTACTTCTATTGATACACCAGTTTCTTCGGCTGCGATGTCTGTCATATCAGCAGCCGCAATTATTTCTTTCCATTTTGGATTCACAACTAACTGGTCTTGTTGTTCACTGGCATCATAGTCATATACATTAATATATTTTTTGGCTTGTAAATACATATCTAGTCCCACATTAGTCTCCTTTATTTAGGTCAGTTAGTATACGGTCAAGTATTAGTCTTACCAGTTTCCACTGTTGTTCATCAGTATCCCAAGTTTTACTATAGTAATAACGAACCCAGTAGTCGGCTGTGTTTCTATAGTTTTGTACTATCTGAATAGCGGTCTGCGTATCTGGCTGATAGGTCTTCAATGGTTTCATTGAACTTGTTTACCTCCCATATGATTTCGTCTAGCCACTTGTTAATATCTTGTAGTTCTTTGAGTAGGCTCATAGGTACTTCTCAATTGTTTCGCTAGTGCTGTTAGTCTTGAGTCCGTATTCTTCTTCAAGAACTCTGGCATAGATAGCCCTGAATTCTTCTGGTCTTTTTCTGGCTAGCACTCTGAGTGCTATGCCATATGCTCTCGTTCTTTTCTCTGCTACTGTGTGTTCTTTCTTTGGCACGTTAGTCTCCTATTCTAACTTCATCTAATTGTATGTTGCAGTTGTCGCAGTAGTACTTTCTGTCATTGAGTGTTTTGAATTCACACTTAGGACATTGATATGCGTAGCCCTTCAAGTTGCCGCTATCAGTTAGTAGCCACATCTGTTGGTTCCTTTTCTTGAACTAGACCAAGAGTCTTTTGTATGCTGGCATACATTTCACCTAGTTCATCTGGGTGACGCATTGCTACTATCTCTATAGCCATTTTGTAGGCTAGTCTGCGCTTGCTTCTTACTTCATTCTCATCCAACATTAATTGTCTCCTTACAGTAGTCACAGTTGTTGCTTCCTGTATAGCAGTAACAGCAATACTGTTCTGCTGTACCTTTCCAGTCTGCTACTGGAAAGTGTTTGGCTATGTCGTCACATATATCGCAGAGTTGTTTCTTACCCATTGATTTGCCCGACATAACTCATAGCGCAGGGCTGGCAGAAGTTCTCACCACTTGGTTCCCAGTCATAGACTGGAACTACAATTGGTGTGCCGCACTTGCGACAGTCTGCTTCTTTGTATTTGCTAGTCATTGTATGTCTCCTCTCGGTCTTCTCCGAATACAGATACCCAACAGTCTGGATGCATCCCGCTGATTATCTGCTCCCGAAGGGGCACTGTCAAGGATTTGAATGCGTTTTGTACATACTCACCACGGAGATAGGTGAACAACTCGTTTTCCTCCACCATAATTGTGCCAGTCTTGTAGCAGACTGGACACCTGCGGGTTGCGAATGCTGTCATCATCGGCGTGCTGCCCTTTCTGTTTTTAATAGTCTTACTGCATCACGGTACTTCTGTTCCCAGAAATAGGATGAGCGGAACAGAACTATCATCATAATTAACTGACTAACTAGTGCTATACATACTGCTATCAGTGTGCCTGTATCTAGATACATCTGTATCTCCTGTCTGAACTTTTGGACTTGTCTTAGACCGCTAATGTTGCTCCACCGCTGTGAAAAAAAAGAAAGCGGACTAGCCGAGCCGAAGCCCGACTAGCCCGCTGGTTACTTAGGAAAGAACTTCCAACTCGGTAACGATTTGGTTATCGTACCACTTGGTTTGACCCTTATCTTCACGGACTGTGGTGGTCATATAGCCTGTGAGATTGGCGAAGAACTCAGTCTTGTCAGAGATGAGTGAGCGAATCTGTGCTACTAGCGCAGGGTCGGTGACCGTGATTTGGCGTGAAGCGATGAACTTGGCACGCATCTGACCATCTGGTGTGTATTCAGTTTGACGGGACTGAACGATTGCTTTGACGACGTTGCCGTAATCTTTGACTGACTTGACAAGTGCGTTGTTGAACTTGAACTGATTTACTGTATTCATTGCTTAGTCTCCTTTAGACTTTCTGTCGGGGTATCCCCCGTCACTCGGACGGGGGTACCGCGTTGGTTGGGTTAGTAGCAGACTGGACAGTCTTGCTGGTGTTTGTTGTAGATTAGGTTGCAGGAACCGCATACGATTTCGTTTGCGGTGACTGTGATAGAGGTTTCTAGGTCAAAGATACGGTCAGTGATGATACTGATTGGGTCAAGGAACTCATAACGTTCCTCTACCAATGTACCGTCTTGCTGTCTGAATGAGCGGGTTAGTTTGGTAACTGAGCCTACCCAATCGTGACCGCTCTCTGCGTCGCGTGCGACGCTGAGCGGTCTTGGCTCTGCTACAGAGCCACCGTTGGCAACTGGCTTGTCGGGCACAGCCCTCAAGACAGTGCCACGGAACGTGCTGATGTAGTAATCAGAACTCTCATCTACAATGAGTTGAGCGTTCTCTACGTCACGCACGTCACGTAGGTCTTGGCACGCAGGGCATAGTTCGGTTAGCCCTACACATTCGGAGCAGGCATCGGCGCTGAAAGCGCGAGCCTGTTCCATAGCAACCACGTCAAGTGGTAGGTACTGGACGTTACGCATTTGTTATCTCCTTTATCTCGTAGTACATACCGCAGTAGCAGCGAGGCTGGTCACCTATTTCATAGAGACCAGACTCGTCCGTGATGAACACTTCGTCAGCGTTCGGACAAGTGATTTCGTACTTGGTATTCATCTTTACCTTTCTGTTTTCGGTCCTTGTGACGCAAAAACAAGTCACTAATATCGGCAGGCGAGACAGCGGCGCTTGCGCCGACCTGTCATCACGAGTGTGCTTTGAAGCCGTCCATCTTTTGACTTTAGGCAAAAGATACAAAGGCTTCAGCGAGTGATTGAGCCGTTGAGCCGAAGAACCACGCGACTAGAGAAGCGCCCAACTATTTTGTCAAATACGGAGCCCAGTTATTTTTTGCCTGCAAAAAATCGCTGGCTGCGACTCATTTGACAAAACGGCGATGCCGATACACTAGGATGGCGTCCCCCAGTGAGAGAACACGGAGACGGTGTGGCGCCGAACATAGACCTTGAAGCCATAAGCAAAAGGTCTATGGAGGCAGACAATGGGACGGGCGTGGCTTTGACACGCCGTGCCCGTGGACTCCGTTGACTGTGTGAACGAACGGTCGGAGGCAGAGATTCAGCCAGAGGGCGCGGCGCTCCCGCGACGCGGTGGGGATGGCGCAGTTAGCATTGGCTTTTAGATTTCAGTTTATTAGCCAGTGCACAGGATATATTTATAACAGGACTGGCGCGACTGACTAGGAGCGGAGATAGTCTACAGACCAGAACGCCCTGCTACAGAACAGAGCAGGACTGGTCTGTGTCTGTGCTGAGTCTATGTAGACCCCAGACTTATTAAAGTCGGGTTAGACACAGTAGAGTATCTACCAAAAAGATTTTCCCGTACAGAGATAGCACCCCTGCACTGTCCTATTTTGTCCGTATTTTATGTGAGTTGTATAACAGTTTTGTTATAAACCGTTCGGAATGGCTGTTTGAACGGATTAATACTATATAGGGGCACAAAGTGCCCACTGATAGTAGCAAGCCTTTAGGGCTTGCGTTACAGACTGTATCTACTGTCTGTTTCTAACTGTCTGTATAACTATCAGTATAGTATGTAGATGGGACAGTTCTGTGACTTTTCAGAAGGGTAAAGCCAACCCCAGGGCAGAGGCTATGGCTGGAGCAAAGGCTAAAGTAATAGCCCTTGTATCTGAAGGTTGGGCTCCCCACAAAGCAATGGCTGAGGTGGGCAAGCAACCCGACACCATCCGAATCTGGATGATGCGGGATAAGAAGTTTGCCGCTGACCTGACACAGGCAAAGGAAGACGCTAAAGAGCGTTCCCTGACAGCCCTTGGCATAGCCCGTGAGGATATAAGTTTTCCACAGTTCTCTGAGATGTTCTTAGAGCAGAAGGTCTTCCCCCACCATCAGGATTGGATTGACCTACTTGAGGGACAGGAGCCTAGTTGGCTCCACCAAAATATGATTTATGAGAAGGGCGACCCTAACCGCCTTCTTGTAAATGTGCCGCCTGAGCACGCTAAGTCCACCGTTATTACGGTGAACTACTCTACCTACCGCATCGCACTAAATCCCAATGTCAGAATCATCGTAGTTTCTAAGACGTTGGTCAAAGCACGTGAGTTCGTGTATGCCATCAAACAAAGGTTAAGCCACCCGCGCTGGTTGAAGTTGCAAACAACATTTGGACCAGAAGGGGGATGGAAAGAAGATTCCGATACCTGGCGTGTTGACACCGTCTATTTGGGAAGCGATGCCCGTAATTCATCTGAGAAGGACCCGACTATTCAGGCTCTCGGTATGGGGGGTCAAATCTACGGTGCCCGTGCCGACCTCATCATTCTGGATGACTGCATTACCACTGCCAATGCCCACGAGTATGAAAAGCAGATTAACTGGCTACAAAAAGAAGTTATCACCCGTTTAGGTAAGAACGGCAAACTATTAGTAGTGGGGACAAGAATTGCGCCGACAGACTTTTACAAAGAACTCCGTGACCCGAAACATTGGTCGGGCGGTAAAAGCCCGTTCACTTACATGGGTATGCCTGCCGTGCTGGCATATGCGGATAACCCAAAAGACTGGGAAACTCTCTGGGCTAAATCGGACGTTCCGTGGGATGGCGATGATGAGACACCTGACGAGCAAGGGCTCTACCCGAAATGGGACGGTCCAACACTCGCCCGACGTAGGGGAGAGGTAACTCCATCTACGTGGGCGCTGGTCTACCAGCAAGAAGATGTTAACGAAGATTCTATTTTTCCAGCCGAACTGGTTCAAGGTTCGCTCAATGGAATGCGTAAGCGTGGTCCGCTAAGACCTGGCGCTGCAGGACATCCTGCACAAGTTGAAGGTTATACCGTTGTAGGTTTTGACCCTGCTATGGCTGGCAACGCTGCTTTTGTTGCGATGACATACAACAGACACGATGGAAAGATTTACATACTTGACTGCCTGAATATGGCAGAACCTACACCACAGAAGATTAGGCAAGCAATTGAAGACTTTGTTCAAAGGTTTAAGCCGCAGGAACTCCGCGTTGAAATCAACGCCCACCAAAAAGCCTATGCCCTTGACTCCGACTTACAGCAATGGCTGGCATCTTATGGTGTTCGCCTCAATGCTCACTTCACTGGAAAAAACAAATGGGACACTAACTTCGGAGTCGCAGGAATGTCTACGCTCTTTGGAACTGTCACCAATGGCAAGCACCAAAAGAACAACATTATTGAACTTCCTAGCACTGAAGGTTCTGAAGGACTTAAGGCTTTAGTTCAACAACTAATTACGTGGAAGCCTAACACCAGAGGCAAGACTGACTGCGTGATGGCTATGTGGTTTGGTGTTCTACGCTGTCGTGAATTTATGCAACAAAACTCTTATGTGCAAAGGTATGCTCACAATCGTTGGGCTACTAGGGCGCAGGCACAAAAACGTTATTCAGTAAATCTAGACGAAGCCATTGCAGACCAATGGCAACAGACATACGGATAGGAACTAAATGTTATCTATTGAGCAAATCTCAGCCCGCGTAGAGAACCTACGTGAGCGCTCTGCTGAGCGTGATGCACGCCAACAAGACGTGCTTGCTGTCCGTAAAGGTCAGATTGCTAGCGTATATCCTGATTTCTTTCCTGAAGGTGTAGATGCAAATGTCGTTGCAAATTTTATTGACATTGTTGCACGTGACTTGTCAGAGGTTATGGCGCCTCTACCGTCGGTCAACTGTTCGGCAGCGAATCAGGCTAATGACCGCGCTCGTAAGTTTGCTGACACCCGCACTCGTATTGCTACTAATTATTTTGCTCATTCGGACCTTCAGGTCCAGATGTATACAGGCGCAGACCTATACATCACATTCGGTTTCGTTCCATTCATAATTGAGTTGGACGAAGAAGCAGGGCTGCCGCGTATCCGCATAGAAAACCCAGTGGGCGCTTACCCAGAGTTTGACCGCTATGGTCGCTGCATTGCCTTTGCAAAACGCTACTATATGGCTACTGGAGAACTTGCTTCGCAGTTCCCTGAGTATGCAAATATCTTGCTTGGCAGAGAAATGTACAAGTCAGATATGAACTCACAGTTAGAGGTTGTTCGTTATTATGACGACCAGCAATCTATTCTGTATGTACCAGAACGCAACAACCTAGTACTGTCACAGGCTAAAAATCCTATCGGCAAGATGATGGTTGTAGTAGCACGCCGTCCGTCAGTTGACGGCGAGATGCGGGGACAGTTTGATGACGTACTCGGTATTCAGTTGCTTCGCAATAGGTTCGCATTACTTGCGATGGAAGCAGCGGAAAAATCCGTTCAGTCTCCGATTGTTCTTCCATCAGATGTTAATGAACTGGAGATGGGTGGCGATGCAGTTATCCGCACTGCTAACCCTGCTGGTGTACGCCGTGTTGACCTTAACATTCCACCTGGAGCATTTACAGAACAAGCGCTACTACAACAAGAATTACGTACTGGAACACGTTATCCAGAGGGACGTACAGGAAACATTGATGCCAGCATCATCACGGGACAAGGTGTGCAGGCGCTTATGGGAGGCTTTGATACACAGGTTAAGTCTGCTCAGGCTATCTTTGCTTCATCACTACGTGATGTTATTTCTGTTTGCTTTGAAGTAGACGAAAAGTTTTTTGATTACGAAAAGACTATCCGTGGCGTAGATGCTGGTAGCCCATATCAGATTACATATAAGCCATCTAAGGATATTAAGAAGGATTACTCAGCCGATGTTCGCTACGGAATGTTGGCAGGACTTAACCCAGCACAGGGTCTTATTTTTATGTTGCAAGCACTTGGCGGAGGTTTGATTTCAACAGACCTTGCTATGCGTGAGTTGCCGTTTGGCATTAACGTAACACAGGAGCAAGAAAAGATTGAGATTGAGAATATGCGTAAGTCGCTTGTTCAATCTCTGCAAGCCTATACACAAGCCATTCCACAGATGGCAGTGCAAGGCGGGGACCCATCAATGGTAATCAAGAAGGTTGCTGACGTTATCAAAGCACGCCAGAAAGGTGTGCCTATTGAAGACGCAGTTGAAGAAGTCTTCGCACCAGAATTACCTCCTGCTGGCGCTCCACAGGTTGAGCAACCGTCCCCTGCTCCCGCTGCGCCAGTGGGAGGCGCTCCTACTCAACCATCACTACAAACTTTACTATCCAGCCTTTCGGCTGGTGGAACAGCAAGCGCTAGCGCAAGAACTGCTATTCGGAGGTAGTTATGCCACCGCGTAAAAAGAAACAACCACGTGCTCGTAAACCACGCACTGTTGAGAATGAAGAATATACAGCCTTAGAGATGTATTGCATTTGGCTTAATGAGTATTACAACTCATTGCTAAAGGCTGGATTTAAATCAGATTTAGCGCTGTCATTTGTTATGGATAAAACTTCTTACCCGAACTGGGTTGAATATAAAGCACCTACCGAAGATGAAATTAAAAAATATCTAGATGAGGAGGACGAAGACTAATGACAACTATTAACGAAAAAGTTTCTGGTATTGGTTCTATGTCCGAACGTACTGACCTTAATGTTTCTCAGCAACCAGCGCGTTATATCTCTGGATTACCGCAAGGACAAGGTGAGGCAACATATAATCAGCAGACTGCTATGCCTATGTATGCTACACCGCAGATTGAAGCAGTTGGTATCGGTGCGTTAGATGTAACTCCGATTAGCGCTGAGTCTAAGTACCCTGACCAAGATATTTTAACTGGTGCAAGTTTCAGCAACAAAGGCGATTCTGCTTTGCTAAACCTCCCATATCAGCAACCAACAATTTTAACCACCCTTGGCAAGATTAATCAGAATGACCCTACTGGGGACACAGAATTATTTATGATGATGTTCCAGAATAAAGGTCTTGGTTAATGCCACGTAAAAACTTACTTGACCCATCTATTGCGGAAGTAAGCCCTAATTTTTATAACGCGGCTTTGCAATCGCAACTTTCCACTAGTGAACAACAATTAGTTACGCAAGCAGCGCTGTCCTGGAAAACTGCTAACTCACTAATGAAGTTGGGTAAAGAAAAAGCCCGTAAGCAATTCTTAGAATTAACTCCTGATGTACAAGCCACAATTAGGTATATGTTTCCTAATCGTGAAGAATTTATGCCAGAGCAGAATGCTCTGCAGAGTGGATTCCAGAAAGTTACTGGCGCTTTAGGCGCAGCAATTAAATTTGCTGGTAGTCCCATTATCAGTGCTTTTCAGGCTGCTGAGACCTATGGTCGTGCAATTAATACGCCGTATCAGTTAGAGCAAAAGCGTGAACAAGGCGAGAATGTTTTTAATCTTCGTGTTCTTACCGATACTTATTACGGTAAGAATAACTGGCGTTGGGACCGTGTAGAGGAATACAACAAAAAGTATGGCGTTGCTATGACAACGCTAGCCCGCGCTATTGCAGAGGGCAGAACTCCTGGCGAAGCCATTGATTTGTATGGCAAGTTTGATTCAGATATGTACGCTGCTATTCAGTTTATGAATGACCAACCTAAGCGTTTTGATACGTTTATGAAGTCAGTAAAGATGGATGCACAGGTTTCTTGGGGTAGAGATATTCTTAATAAGTATGTTCCTACAGAAGCGGCAGCCTCTGGTGATACGCTTAATACTAATCACTGGGCAGTTAAATTTACAAAGATGCTTGGCATAGATGTATCTACTAAGAAGGGTCGGCTTAAGGCTAAGAGTCTTGTATCTGGTCCGCTAGATGGTATCTATCAGACAGCAATTGACCCATTGTCATATGTAGGCATTACCCCTGCTGCTAAGGCTGTAACCACAGGTATTCGTGGTGTACAGATGACAGGCGCTGAGGCTAAGACTTTAGTTGGATTAAAACCTAAAGGCGAAAAACTAGCAGACATTTATCAGGTTATTGCAGAACGCAATGGCAATGCTTCTAATGCTATCAAGTGGGCATTTACTCAGCCAGATGTTATTAATCTGTGGGATAACCAACTTGGTCCGCTAATTAAGAACTATGCAGATGCTAATGGCTCTACTGCTAAGGGTGCTGCTTATAACGAAATTGCACAGAACTTTCCAGACTGGGCTAACCGAAGCATTATTAAAGAACTTGCTAGCCCAGATGTAAAAGCCTTTGATGCTGCTGGTGCAGAGAACTTCTTTACAAACATTGATGACTTTAACAGACTATTAACTAGCCGTGTAGATGGTATTAGTTACCGCCGCAACGGCATTCCTTCTGCTAATTTTTCACGCAAGATTGCTACTACTGTAGAAAAAACAGCACGTGCTGTATTCAGTCCTACTATATCTGCAAAGACTAACCCTGAAGTTTTGGCTAAAGTAGATAAAGAGGCTACAGATGTTATGCAGGTTCTTAAAACTGTAGCAGATTCCGATGACACGCTTATTAATCCTAATGTTAATGAGATATTAAAACTTGGCAAGAATGTATCTTTTGTTCAACGTCAAGTTGAGAAGTTAGGCACAGCGCTATCCCGTAGCCCAGGACGTATTCTTTTTGGCGAAGATGCTGCTAAGACATCACAAGATTTTCGTAATCTTGCCAACCTAGCAACAGGAAATGCAAGAATTGCTGATGCTTTAGTTGAGTCTTTCCTAGATGAAACAGTAGAAAACCAGATTACTATTGTCCGTAATCTATATCAGGCTGTAATGACTAAGGTTGGTATGGCTGGTTCGCCTGGTGGCGAAGCGCATATGGCACAAATCCTGTCATCTACCTTCAATGAACTAGGTATGGGCAGCGCAGTACGCACAGAAATACCACTTGACTTTGCAGATGTTATTTCTCCTAGCGCTTTCCGTATGGAAAATGATGTACCTTTGATGACTGGTAAAGGAGTTATTCAACCAAGCCAGTTAACAGAAGGTATTGCTCCACTTCCTTATGATTTAATCTACCAATACGGTGCAGCATCTAAGCGCCAAGCAAAAGGGCAGGCTCTTATTGCCAATGGTGGCGCTATCCGTAATGACATTATTAGAAAATACACAGACTTTTGGGCTAATTTTACTTTGTTCCCACGTTTAGGTGTCCGTTCTGCTATTGATGAAGCGTTCTTTATGTATATGGCAGCACCGTGGTATAACGTCCGCCAATATTTAACTGGCGCTGCTGTTAAGCCAAGCCGTGTTCTTGAATCTATTACTGGTAGTAAGAGTTCTATTGGTATGTATCGCCGTTTGGCTTATAGAGTTCCTGGTCTTGGGCGATTGTTGGACCCAACTAAAAAGATTACACCACAACAACGGTATGAAGTTGTTAAGAATCTGGCTAAAAAAGAATCAGAAAGCCGTGGGTATGACGTTCCAGAGGCTGAAATTGCTATGTCCCTTATCCGTGAGGATGTAGTTAAACAAGCAGAAGAAATTTATGGCGACACGCTTACTCCAGAAATGTGGAGTAATATCCGTAAGTTGATGAAACACAATCCACAAGTGTTGGATTCGGTTGTTAACTCACTGGCTGCTCGTTCTTCTATCTCAGGCAAAATGGATATTGACTTAGTAGACACTATGTTTACGCCAAGCAACCTAAGCAAGGTTTACGAAGACTATGGTTTAACAGCAAGTAAGAAGTTTAGACCTATCAATGTTAGCAAGATGGGTGAAAAACAACAAGCCATTGCCCACTACCGTAACTTTTCTTTACGTTTTCCCTATAACAGTAAGACAATTGCACAGGGAATATATATTTCCCCTGCTACCGCTTTCTTTAAGAACAACGCATTAAAGACAGTTAATGATTTTACTGCTGCTAGAAATGAATTGTTAGAAAAAGTAGGAGTAGCCTATTCTGATGAGATAGGCGGCTTTGCTATTGCTAATGAAGCAGCAGTCAAGGCTTTTAATAATAAGTTTTCGTCTTCTGTTTACAGTCGCCAGCAAGGATTAGGCGAATCTGAGATTGCTCGTTTGCACGTAGAGCGTATGTTGCTAGATATGCGTAATACATTCCACGGTGCACCTAACTCTTTTAATCAAAAATTGCTAGATGCTATTAAAGAAAAGCATAGAGAAATTATTGATTTCCGTATTCAGGCTGGAGCAAAGAAGCGTAAAGGTCTTGTTGATGGCGATGAGTTTGGCGGAGCCTGGGAAAATGCTGCAGCAAGTTTGACATTCAAAGACTTTGAGGATATGACCGTGGGTATGCACCCAATGGGTGAAATAAACACAGACCTTGTAACTATGGGCGAAGTCAAGGATATGAAAATATTTGAAGACAATAGCGGTCTAGACCATATTTTTAGTAAGTTCCAAAACTGGTCTATGGAAGTTATGGATGCACAAGTAACTGGTATGTACCGCCAGAAGGCTTTATGGATTGCATACGATGCAAATATGGGCAGATTAAAACCATATGAAAAAATGCTTTATGAACGCTATAAGCAGGCAAATATTTCTAGTGGTCAAAACATTGGTCAGGCTGAGCGGCACGCAAAAGCACTTGCTGAAAAGCGTGTGACCGAAATTGCTTGGAGACAATCTACAGAAGAAATTTTAGAGTATGTAGATAATCCAAATATCCGAAGCAATATGGCTATTGCTATACGTTCAGTAGGTCGCTTCTACCGAGCAACTGAAGATTTCTATCGCCGTCTATACCGTGTCTTTGGCAAGACACCGCTACGAAGTCTTTACAGATTGCGTCTACTTAATACAGGATTAGATGCTAATGGTGATATTTATGAAGACGACAAGGGCGATAAATACATTATCTTCCCTACAGATACAATTATTAACTCTGCTGTAGAGCCAGTTGTTAGGGCATTTACTGGTAACGAAGACTTTAACATACCTACCTTTAATGAATTGTCTTTAAAGTTAAGACTTATTAACCCTTCTTTTGCTCCAGATGCAGGTTATCCTGCGCTGTCTGGACCAGCAGGTGCTTACAGTACATTAGTCCTTAAGTCACTTGTTGGACAAGTTGTGCCTTTCTTAGAACGATTAGGACTATCTGAAGAAAAAGCAGATGTACTTGAAGCCAAGACAAAAAAGGGTCAAGACATAATTGCCAAAATTGGTTTAGGTAATTTTGCCGATACAACCAACTTTGCTAATGCTGCGATTCCTATGTTTTTTAGTACACTTGGTCAGGCACTAGCAACACTTACAATTGATGAACAAGCAATAAGAGATAATGAATTAAACCGTCAACAAACTAGTGCTGTTATGCAGGCTATGCGTTATTTCCAAGCATTTGGTTTAGGCATTGACGAATCTGCTACTGAAGAAGAAAAATACAAGTATCAGAAAAACCTAAAGATTGCTACCAGCAATATTATTATTGCTAGAACTATCCTTGGCTACATAAGCCCAGGTATGCCTACATTCAAGGAGTCAAAAGACCTACCAGAGTTTTTAAAGAAAGTTGGCATTACAGGATTTAAGGCTGAGTTCTGGGATATTTATGACAGCATTCTTCGCAATCAAGGCGAAGATATTGGCAATGTATATGACCTAGCAGTAGCAACTTACGTAGGAAAAAATCCAGGTAAACTTATTTACACTGTACCCACCACTGAAAAAGAGTGGAAGGTCGTTATTGCTATGACCGACGAAGTTAAAAATTGGGTTAATAGAAATGGAACCTTTGTAGATACCTACAAGGAGATGAGTTATGTCTATGCCCCCAAGACTGGTGAGTTTAATGGCGATGTTTATAATTTCCTTGAAGCAGAAGGTCTGATTAATCTACCTACTTTTGAAGATTACTTAGTTAAACTACAGGTAGCAGTAGATAAAGAAAGATACTTTGAAGTACAAAAACAATTAGAAGAACGTCTTGCTACTACTGGCATTACCCAGGAGCGTAAAGAGTTAATCAATATTGCAGCCAAGACTAAGAAAGATATGACTACTGCTAACCCATACCTTCAGGCTGAGGTCAATGGTTCTATTGCTGAGCAGGGTGCACTAAGGATTAAGTTCAAGGCTTTGTTTGAGGCTAACCAGGATAAGCGCAATCCAGCCGATGCTAAGACTAAAGAGGCTATGCAGATAGCCCTAGAAGAAGTTGCTAACTTCGTAGCCAATGCTACTGATGACTACAACTCCCGTCGTTATGACTTTAGTTCGCTAAAGGAACAGCAACGGGAAGAAGTACAGGCAATCATTAACCAGTTAGCAAAGGCTTACCCAGCAATTAATGAAGCAAACCGAGTGGTATTTAGACCGCTACTTAATTCATTCTCACGAGATGCAGTCCAAGCAGGAGCAGGAAGGTAGTAATGGCAGAAAATAAAGATGTTGCTGGACGTGCTACGTTGCGTCAGAGTGCTAAAGGCACCAAGCAAAAAAGACTAGTTTCTCAACAAGGCGCTGTTGCGCAGAGTAAGTCTCTTGCTAGTGACTTTGGTGGTACTAAGCCTAAGTTCTTTGTATCTTTTGATACTTATGGCAATGTTCGTCAGTTACAGGAAATTGTCGGTAATGAACCAGAACAACGCTTTTTAATTGTAGATGCCAATGGTGTTGATTACGACCTAATCAATGCTGATTCAGTTGTAAAACAAGTCCGTACATATTTTAAAAATAACAAAGAAGGTCTACGTAAGACTCTGTTTGACCTTGGTTATATGACAGAGCGGGACTATACAACTCGTGGTGAACAGGCTTTAACTAGCGGTATTCTTAAAGTAGCCAATGAATATACGGTTGATGTTGTTGATTCATACCGCATTGATGGCAAGACTAAGTTTCCTACATTTACCAGTTGGTTAAAGGGCATTCCTGCTGCTGGTGGTGACGGTGGTGGAGATAGCCAGTATCCAATGCGTGACATTGATATGATGGACCGTGATGTGGTAGAGGCTATTGTTAAAGATGTCTATGCCAAGACTACTGATATGGCTATTGATGATGACTTTCTTAAGCAAGAAACTGACCGCTATATGAATCAGATTGAACAGGGCACACTCACTACCCTTGACAAAAAGGGCGGAGTTAATGTTCGTAAGACAACTAAACCATTTAGCGCAGCGCAGGTAGAAGCAGAGTTGCCTAAGCGGATTGCTGAAGAAAAACCTGGGGCTACAGACCCTAAGAAAAGTTTAGACTTCTTAGCGTTTCTTGATGGAATGGGAGCACAACTAGGATAATGGCTGACATTAATAAGGCTGGCGAAGCAGCCGCTCTTGCTCTTGGTATTACTGATGTAATAATTAAAGCATTTCCAGAACTAGGTCCTATATTTCAGAAGTTTGCTGTGGGCGATATTGCTGAAGCACGTTTAGATTATTACAACTCTAACTACTTTAAGAACTTAACTGGCAATGCCCAGTCACGACAGACTAAACAAAAGACCCAGCCTGGTGTATACGCTCAAGAGTTTGATGCTTGGAAGCAAGCACAGAAGCAAAGACTAATAGCCAAAGGATTCTTAGTAACTCCTGAGATTGAAGCAATGTTTGAGACTTCATATCTTAAAGGTGATACAGATACCCAGTTAGAGATAATGATTCTTAACTCTGGCAAGATGGGTACAAAGATTGGCGGTAGTGCCCTAGGCACGGTTAATGCCCTAAAGACATTTGCAGATGACCAAGGTGTTAATACTATTCTACCCAAGAATTACTGGGATAAAGTATCTATGGGTATTCTAGATGGTAGCCTAACTGATGAAACCATCCAGGAAGAACTTAAAGGTTTTGCTATATCTGCTTATCCTGCATACTCAAAGGGTATCCAAGCAGGTCGTTCATTTGGATTACAAACTTCAGCGCTACGTCAGTTGATTGCTAATACTCTTGAAGTAGATGTAGATACTGTAACTAATGATAACCCAGTATTTAAACAGTTGGCTGGTTATGTAAATCCTAAAACTCAGACGCCAGAAATTGTCCCATTGTGGGAAGCAGAAAAGATTATTAAAAGTCGTGATGAATGGTTGTACACAAAAAATGCACAGCAGACTTTTGATGACCTAGGACTTAGAGTGCTAAGAGATATGGGGTTGGCATAAATGGTTGACAAAGAAGAAATGCGCCGCGCCCGTCAAGCAAGAGAATATGCTGTTGCTGCAAATAAACCAACTTCACTTGCAGATTCTTTAGCAGCGCTTCAAGAAAGTATTCCTACAGGTAAAGCAATTGTAAAAGAAAAAAATATAGAAATTGCTACAATTAAATTTGAGATGGCTGCTAATGAAGGCGATGTTGCTGGTATGACAGCCGCTGCTAAGGAGATTGCAAAAGCATCTGGGTATGGACCTTTCCAGACAAAGACTTTTGTTGAAACAATAGTACAACAAAATACTCCTGCACCTGTTGTAACCTCTGCAAGTACATTTAATCCTTATACTTCAGTAACTACTGTTACTCCAGTAGTTACAAGTACTCCAGTAGTTACCCCTACACCAGTAGTAACCTCTACATCCACAGGTTTAGACGCTGCTACATTGGCATTAATTCAATCATTACAAAGTCAAATAGCCTCATTAACTGCAAATACACAGCAGGCTGCTATAGATAGAGCAGCAGCCGATGCTGCAGCCAAGCAAGAAAAGGCTGAGAATGCTATTGCTGTTCTTACTGATAGATTTACAAGATATGGTTTAGCCAGTTTAGTTCCTAGGATTAAACAGTTGGCTATTAGTGGAGCCAGTGAATCTACAATTACTCTCCAACTACAAGAATCAGAAGAATATAAAACACGTTTTAAGGCTAATCAGGACCGTATTAAAAAGGGTCTTAGAGTTTTAGACCCTAGCGATTATCTAAACATTGAAGATGATTACCGTCAGATTCTTAGAGCCTATGGTCTTAAGCAGTTTGATACTGATGCTTATGTCCAGCAGTTTATTGCTAATGACATTGCAACTACAGAATTATCTAATCGTGTAGTTACTGCAGTTCAACGAGTACAGAACGCTGACCCAGCAATTTTGGCTACCCTTCGTGGCTATTACGGCATTAGTGATAACGACTTAGTTGCCTATGTTCTTGACCCTAATCAACAATATCAAAAGATTGAACGTCAGGTTGCAGCAGCCGAAATCGGTGCAGCAGCAGGGCTGCAAGGTCTTACCGCTGGAGTTACTGTGGCTGAGCAATTGGCTGCACAAGGTATTACTAAAGCACAGGCTCAAAAGGGTTATGCAACTATTGCAGACATTCTACCTACGGCTGAAAAACTATCTGATATTTACAAGGGTACTTTAGATGAGTACCGTCAATCAGAGGCTGAACAAGAAGTATTTAATACCCTTGCATCAGCACAACGTAAGAGACGTGCACTTGCAGAGCGTGAAATAGCAGCCTTTGGTGGCGCTAGTGGTTTAGGCAAGACTGCGCTAGACCAAGCAGCAAGAGGTACATTCTAGATTCCCGACGTGGACCAACCAGCCCCACGCGGTGTATAAGACTGGTAGCAAGAGCCAGCCTGTCAACCCCTGGACAGAACTGTGGCTTGCGACTAACTAACGATAGAAAGGGTGGTTGCTATGAGCAACAACTACTGGGATGAAGAAGACGACGAACAAG